GTATTATCGGGGTTGTAGTCGACGCAAAAATCACCAACCTCCCATAAATTGGCCGCGAAAGCGGCTTTTTTTTGCCTCCAATACCCCGCCAGAAACTAAAAAACCTTGAAAAACAAAACGATGTGAAATAATACACCAAAATACTCCGTTTTGTATTGATCTTATTTAATACGTTATGTATTGTTTATGCATTGGCGGATTAATGGAGTGCAAAAGATGAGTACAGAGAAATTTTTTCAACTGGTAACTATACCTGATTACCGTTTCTCTTCCGATAAAGAGCAATGTCAAAACATTGATTTCGACAAAATTGCTACTGATTGCGATACAAAAACAATATCTATTTTGCAAGCCATCAATCATATAGGGGTTAGCATAATGAGTGAGGCAGAAGAAAAGAGATTAAATAAAGATAAAATAATGATGCTTTCTAGTGTTGTTGCAGACCTCGCTGAATTAGCAATAGCAACAAATAAAATAGCTAACTCAGCAACATATTCTTCCGGTTATAAGGATGCTAAAAATGTCTGATATCACTTTGCAAAAAGCAGCATCAAAGGCTTACCAGGCTGAGATTGTGGCGAGGATGCTTGAGAACTACCCTCATAAACTGACCGACTCAGACGTGGAATCTGTCGCCTCACTTTTGGCTGATCTGATTGGGCCAGTTGCAGCTTACCTTATTGAGGAAGAGTCTAAAAACCCGGCTTAAAAAATTAATTAGTAATTTTATTTACAGGAGTAATTCCTGGGATTTCTGCAATCAAATTAATGGTAACCATGATTAATAAACAAGCATTTAAAACAGCTCAGTTATTTGTCTCACTTGGTTATTGGTCTATAGCCATGCTTTATTTAAAAAAGGCTTACGGTAAATAAAAGTGAATAATTTAATTAGCACTTATAGACGCAGAATTTTAAAAGCGGCCTTGTTACGCCACCAGCGAAAGACTGGGAGTAGCTTACTTGTCATTAAGCTTAACAAGGGTGGGATTAGTACTATCGAATTAACTGAGATTCTTCTTGATGGATTGTTGCGGAAATTCGAGCGACTGGCGCTCGGTGAGTACGGAAATGTGGAAGGTGTGAAAGCTCTCAAGGGAATTTACAGCAACTCTGTTGATGTTAATGGCAGCGGCGAATTCCTCACAGAAAGCGGGAAAGAGTTAATCGACGAGCTTATTTCTGAACTGGTGGAGTTCGTCAAAAAGCAGAAACCAGTTACTGCGGAGTCCGGCAATGAATAACCAGCAAACAATGCTCTATCAGGGTGTGCTGATCCCCCGCCCCGTGTTGAACGTGGATCTGCATGTCCTCCCTGATTTTACCGGGCGGGTAGTCGTGCACATCGAGAACGGGAGGGTGATATGCGACCGCCAGCTGTTCGACGACGAGCACATTTGCACACTGGCCACGTTTATCGAAATGACGCGCGAAATGGAACTGAGATTTGAGGAGGTAGCTGGTGGCACTGACAGCGATACGAATTCCTGAGAGGGTTCACCTGCAGGCGCTGCAGGTCCTGCTGCGGTATCGGCGACGGCGGATATTCCCGCGGCGAATGCGCCGCACCGGCTACCTCAGCCTGAAGGTTAACCCACGCTGGCGCCTGTTATCGAAAGACGATGGCCGGAACTGGGAAGTTATGAGTCATGAAACCTATAACCGGGAGAAAGACAAATGATTGACAACAGAACTGTCAGCGCCATTGATCTGGCGTTACAAAAGCACCCAACGCAGGTTGGTGATCTGTTCGCCGCGATCCGCCACGGACGCATGAAGCGGTGCTTCAGCCGGGATACCGCAATTCGTTACCTGGCGTTCTTCATGACCTCCCGAGCTTTTGGGCGTTCTGGTTTCAAGCAGCGTTATCCGGACGTGCAGGTAATTCATCCACTGAATCCAGAACTGAGTAGCTGGCAACGTGGCGCCGTGACCATTGAGTATTTCAACGCCCACCAGCGCACCGTTCGCCGGCTGCGTCGCATCCTCGCCCGCAAAAGAGAAATGCAAAAGTGGTGCAAAAAATGGGATGCCATGCACGACCGCTACGTGAAAGAGCGCGAAGAACTGCAGGCCTGTAAACCAGCAGAGGTGCGCAATGCTTCAGAACATGCTTAACCCGGAACCAACCTCAACAGGGATCCGGTCTGGAAACCGGGTGATTGGCTACTCCGCTGCTATTCGCCTGCTGGATAACGGTCGCTATGACAAACACCTTGCCGATGGAATGGAAATTCTGGCCTGCATCATGGAAACGGTAGAAAGCAACTGGATCACGCTCAATATCGAAAAAGAGTTGATCCTCTGGCGCTGGCTACTGGCTGCCGTGTTCATCACTGAGGAGCTGGAGAAAAACGGAACTGTCGATGTTCCGAATGATACTGGCAGTGTTGATACTGCTGTTATCTATTCCAGCAAGCATGGCGCCATTAGCGTCTATCCGGGACCTGAACGCTTTGCACTCGCCAACCATATTGAGCTGGGGGCAATCGAGAAATATGGGCCAGAGGTTGGCCAGCAGCTGGCGCTGCGGATGTATCAGGACATGGTTATTGCTGACGAAGAATTTGGGTTCAGGTTATCAGCACTTGGCCGGGAGGGGCTTAACCTCCTCCATGACAGCTTTATCGAACACATCCAGATCGAAGGTGTGCCAGAAGCACCGATTATGCATTGAGGGGAATGATGATGAATAACTTGATCACTAACAAACCATCCATGACCAGCCTTGAGATCGCCGAGCTGGTAGAAAAACGCCACGACAATGTGAAACGCACGATTGAGACCCTGATTATGCGTGGCGTTATTACTTCTCCTCAAATTGAGGAAAAGCCTACTGCCGGGCGCCCCACAACAATTTACGTTTTTGAAAGTGAAGAAGGGAAGCGTGACAGCATCATTGTGGTCGCGCAACTCAGCCCCGAGTTTACCGCCAGACTGGTAGATCGCTGGAAAGAGCTGGAAGAAGAACGCTCCCGGCCAAAATCGCAGGCAGAGCTGATCGCTGAAATGGCCCTGCTGAATGTTGAGCAGGAGCGACGCCTCTACCAGGTTGAAGAACAGGTTGAAACCGTAGTCGAAGCTGTCGAAAACATTAAGCGTGGAAATATGCGGGCCGGATATGTCGGTTATCGCCAGGTGGTCGCAAAAAGCGGTATGACCGATGCCAAGTGTCGAAACCTTGTTAACGCATACCGCATCCCAACCGATACGCACGAGTTCATGACGCCTGATGGCCTGCTGTCTCGACGGGCGATCGTAGAGTTCGAGCCTTTTATGAAAGCATTCCGCCAAATGATGGCAGAAGCCGAACCCCGTGGGGCCCGTTGGTATCACCCGAAAATGGGGCTGTTTCAGGCTATCGGATGGGAGGAAAGACATTGTGAAGGTTGAGTTTAATGATCAAGGGTCGGTATCAGTCATCACGGTCACCAGCACTGTATTTGAGTTCCGCCGACACAACCGGGCGATTGATGTGGCGTTGCTTCTCACGCCTGAAATGACCAGCCAGAGCAGCGTTTTTTTCATTATGAAAACGATTTTAAGTGGCAAGACAATGCACGCCCTCCGGGCTTACAAACATCTGATCAGGGAGGCTAAGCGATGAGCATCACACTCGAAAATGGACGTATTAACCTTGATTCCCTGGTAACAATTGAAGATCACTTGCGCGGACTCGCGCTGGCGAACAGGACGCTGGACAGTATTAAAGACCAAATATCTCAGCGTTCCGATAAAAAATCAGACTGGTACAGACGGGCTACAGTTGCGCACAAATCATGGTTCTGGGCTCGCTCACGAATCTGCGAACAACTGGCTATTTTGCGCCGTCAGGAAAAGGACGTTAACCGTCTTCGCTGGCAGTATGAAAATGAAGCCCTGATGGCGCAACTGAAAAGCCAGGTGAGCAAAGAGGTTTTCAGTGAGTGTTTGCGCCGGGCAAAAATTAAAGCTGAACAGCGACTGGAGCAAGACTTTCGTGCTGCGATGATTGAGGTGAAGTGATGGACTGGCCTACAGCATTCAGCATCGTCGGCTGTGCGTTCGCCATTGCCTGGCTGTTTCGGAGTTAGCGACATGAAAAGAGAATTTGAATTGTGGCGCCACTGTCGTGGCCTGATTGTGGTGTGAGGTGGGAAATATGGTAGACATTGAAATGATTGACGAGGAAGAGGCGATGCGGATGATCCGAGTATCTTCACGCGTGACCATCCGGAAATACACCGAGCGCTATAATTTCCCCAAACCGGTCCGGACCTACCCTAAACAGTATCTGCGCTCTGCTATTGTGGAGTGGATCTTAAACGGGGGTGTCAACCAGAAAT